TGGCGGTTGTACCAAGTTTGGATTGGTCTGCCATAGGTTAACTTGTTCGGAATAGTTGAATATGTTGACTCAGAAATGCGGTTTAAATTGATATCTTGTTGATTGCTTGCACTAGCGTTATTGGTTCTAGTGATTAAATCTAAAATATCAATTGTGTCAGTTTCTACTGGGTATATAGCTTGACCATATACCATAGGAATAGAAACCTCTTCAACCGTCCAAAGGTTAATACCTCTATTAGCCCACTCAATAGTTAATAGATTGATAGACCGCTTGGCGGTTCTTAAATCATATCCAGTACGTAATTGCGAGCCACAACGCTCAAAAGCCTCTTCTACAAGGTCAGTGAGGTCAAGGTTAAAGGATGATGCACCACTGGTATAAGCCATTATTTAGCCGTTTTAAGCCACGTTTTGTTCAGTTGATACTGGGGTAGCCACTGCTGCTTGAACGGGCGCTACAGGCGCTTCTACAGGCGCAGGAGCGGGAGTTTCTAGGTGAGCTTCTACAGTCTTTAATAATGCTTCGGATGTTGGGTTAGCAGCACCATAAATTTGCATTTCATGACGGATTGCCTTTTTTAAAAGATCCAATACGTGTTCTGCTTCATCTTCAAAATGTTGGAATAAACTCATTTTATGATACCTTCCTATATGCTTTTGTTTTTTCTTTAATACCTTTTGGTTGCGCTACAAACTGCTTACCTTTTGCCTTACCTTCACGTTTAGCACGTGTTGTTGCGGCATACTCCTGTGGACTTAAAGCTTTAATAGCCTTTTCTGGTAAATAACGCTCTCCTGTTTTACTAGAAGGTTTGCCAGACTTTGTTCTCCACTTTTGCTCGCCCCAAGCCTTTAAAGATTTTTGGGGTTTTGCAAGACTGCTCATTTGTAACCTCCGCCAGCAGCTTTATACTTTTTAGCTACCAACTGTGCTTTTCGTGCTGACCATTTACCCGCCCCAGTTCCCTGAGTAGCCGCAGCTTTAACTTGTGCAACTATGCGTTTGCGCAAGCTAGGCTTTGTATAATTTCCAGCAGCGTTTACTTTGCCGCCTTCTTTATACATATCTACAGCGTTAGGATCATCCTTACGTTGGATGACCTTTTTCTTAGGCATTTTGGAAGGGGCTATATCGCCCATTCCACGGGAAGCCATCATTAGCCAACTACTTTCATAGAGCCAGTCTTGCCGCCACCGCACATAGCTTTTACGTGCTCATGGTGCTTTTTGTGACCAGCAGCGTGTTTGCCATACATTTCATGGTGGTGTGCGTGTCCATCGCCACCATGATGTTTTTCTACATGGTGTACATGATGAATGTGGTCGCCAGACTTTTCATTCATTAGTGGTGGGTGATCATTTTTCATAATATTTCCTTATTAGCAATATTTACCACGGGTTTTACCACGTTGTGCAATACCATCTGCACGGCTTGAAGCTGAACCGCCACCAGCCATCTTCTTGGTCATACCACCTTTTTTGTAGGTATCGCCCATTGGATTCATGTTAGACATTGAATCAGTCATCACATTAGACTTTGGTTTAGCTTTCATGCGAGGAGCAGCTTTTTTAGGTGCTGGCTGTGGCATATTGTCTTGATTTGCATAAGCCAAAGCTCTAGCACGTACATCATCATCAATATTAGCGTTTTGACCTGCCTTTACACCAGAACCAGTCATATCGCTCATATCGACATCGCCACCATCGTCATAGCGCTTTACTTTTCCGCCTTTAGCGTATTTTTTCATGAATGACTTCATGTTCTTTTCAGACTCAACAGATTCTTTTGGACCTGTATCGCCTAAGTTACGACCTTTGGTGTGACCCTTTTTCTGCACAGCAGATTCACCAAATTTTAATTTTTTGTTTGAGCCTTTTTCTACGTCACCCGACATAGAGCTTGGCTTTACACCTTTTTCCATCTTCATAATTCCACCCTTTTTAAAAGTTTTGCCCTTGTCGGCTTTGCTAAAATCCTCGCCAACAGAGCGAGGGATACCTACTTTCTTGGCGAATGCTGGATTATGAGCAACCGCCTCCATTAGATTGTGTTGTTTTTTAGATACACTAGGCATTATTAGTCCCATGAATCAATCTGTCAATCTTTTCTTCCAACTTGTTAAAACGTTGGTCAATATGATCGGTTATACGTTGTACTTCGCTATTAGTTACATAATCCCTAGCCACTTCTTCTCTAGTGCGATTTAATAACTTTTCTAAAGAATCTATTTTATTAAGTTTTTCTTTTACAAAAAATCCAATGATGGCAATAACTACAGTTAAACCAGCATTCCAAAATTGCATTAAGCCGTCCATTAGCATTTCCACTTTCTTAGAGATTTGTTAATACGGCTATCTGGGTCGTTAGCTGTTTTAGATGAAGTTAATTTCTTTTTCATACCACTCATGCGGGCACAGAAAGATTTCTTCCGTGACCCGCCTTCTGGTTGTGGTGGCTTAATATCATGACCCGCTGCTTTTAAACTTGCTCTACCTTTAGCGTTTAAACCGCCTGAAGGATTTTTACCTTCTTTGCGAGTCCATGCTGGTGATTTAGCCATATTAAGCCATCGCTTCCTGACAAACTACGTTAACCTGAACCACTGTACCAACTGTAGTAGTAATTGCCACTGTCAAAATATCAGCTACGTTACCTTTAATGTTGGTCAATACTGGGAAGAAGTTTGTCAAATCCAATTGTTGCAATGCATTATTTGGAGTTGAGAAAGCATAAACCACTTCACCGCCACTTAATCCGATTGATGATAAATCAACTTCAGCAAACGAGTTAAATGAACCAAGTGTATTTAATGGTTTAAACGATGCATTTTGCAATGACAACTGATTGGTTGGCGTACTAGCAATTAACTCAATCAAAGCAGTCTGACTGGTATTAGTCAACAATGTTTGTGGCAATAACTGTCCACGGTCAATCAAACCAATCTGATATGAACATCCAGATGTTGGCGGATTAGGCAATGGATTACCAGTAACTACGTCACCAAATGTGATAGCAGAAGTTGTATTACTTGTAATACGTCCTGTATATGGCGATGTGATAGTTTGAGCAGCCAACGTAATTGCACCCGGACTAGAAGGCAAGAAGATCTGTGCCTGAGTAGCATTTAACGCTGTTACGTTATAAATACCATTGTACTGGGTAGGTGCTGCACCAGCAATTGTAATAACGTTGTTAGTTGCCAAGCTAGTAATTGATGCAAAGCTTAAAGTTACAGGTATTTGAGTTACGCCACCAATTAAAGTGGCTGCGCCAATAGCTGCACCAGTAAGGCTTGGCAATGCTGCCTGATAGTAAACAGACTTACCAACCCATTGATTTGTGCCCCAATATGTTGCTGTTGGAGTAGAAGTCAATGTTGCACCGTTTGCCAATAAAATTGGTAGAACCATTGTGCTAGTTGTTGGAACAGACTGGATTAACCAAGTTTGCGCTGCATAGGTTGTTGTAGCGGTTAAAGTGCCAGATACACCAGTTTGAGCGGAGCTTAACTGATATGTACCAACACCGCCTACGGCATAAGATGTTACTGTGCCAGCAACTTGTGCGGTAAATGCTTTAGTAACAGTAATGGTTGCACCGTTAACGGCAGAAATAAATGTGCTTGCTGGAATACCTGTTCCCGCAATTAATTGCCCTACCGCAAATCCAGTACCAGCCGCTAATACTACAACGCTAGAACCTATTGCACCACCGCTAGAGTAAGCTTGTGATCCTACCGCAGATCCTGTAGAAGTCAATTGAGCACTGATGATTGTTCCAGAAGCAACACCAGTACCAGTCAAAGTCATTCCAGACTGGATTGCACCAGCAGTAATTGTGGTAACAGTTAATGTTGCAGAAGCAATGCTGTAACCAGTAATTGATGCAGTTTGTGTAAATGAACTTAAAGTTACATACTGTGCTGGGCTATTAGCGTTAGCTGGGTTAGTTACTGCATAACCGTGAGGAGATGCAAAAGTAACCAATGCTTGACCGCCACTAGCTTGACCTACAACAGAAGAAATAGCTGGAGTAGCTGCACTAATAGTCAAAGTCTGTGGAGTACCGCCAGTAGCAGCAGCGTTAGTTTGGTCAAAAATATCTGAACCAACTGCTCTCATACGGAATGACATGGCTGGGTAACGAGTTACTGCACCAGTCAAACTACGCTGTTGAGAAGCTGCATAGTTACCATAAGAATAGGTAAATCCACGCTGTTTATCAAT